AGCGCGTAACGTTTTTGATCACTCATGACTGAAGACACGCCACTACCTAGTAGTGCGGCCGTGCCGAAAGTGAGTGATTGGAGAAATCCTTTGATTGCACTGTACGTCCCCCTCTGTGAGGGGGTTGGAGAAGGGAAGATCACCAGTCTTGCTGGTGGATCGCTTCTACGATGTCGTTATGACAGAGTAGTTCCCACCTTCGTGTACAATCGTTATAAAACGGGCAATTCAAGGTCTAGTAAAATTACTCTGCCAGATCATCTCAGAGAGAAGATGGCAGTGTTCATTTCCAACAATCTTGGGCTTGACCCAATTTCTTGTAGAAAGTTTTGTGCGTTACCGTACAAAACGATTGAAGGGATTGAGCAGGTAATCCATGGGGTCTTTGACTCCATATTAACTGGACTACCCTGGACTCTGTCCAGTAGGTCTAGACACATCAAACGCATTTTTACTAAATGCATAAGGTTGTGCTTCCACTGGGGAGCTTACAACCATACTTATGAGTTACTCATAAAAGCATGGAAGAATTTTGCGACCTACGTATGGGTCACATGCTCCAAAGCTGATGTTATTGCAAAGCCTACTATTGACATTAACAATCCATTTTATGGGTTGTTAAAGCTCCCCAGACTACGTACTAGTCTGGATAAAGGCATTAGGAACAAGAGAGATTGTGATATGCTTGCGCACCTTACTTCAACGAGACACATGCCACCAGGTGGCAAAATCTCGGAGAAGAAGGCAATCCAAAAGTTCATTGCAACTTGCAGTGAAGAATTTCTAATCAAGGCCAAAGATCAGCATGATCTTGAGCTAGCAGCTCGAGCCGTTGGGTTCAAAATCCAGCACATCATGCAAGAATCGGGCGAATCAACTTCTACAGAGACCCATGTCTCTCTCTCCTCAGCTGGTGACATTGAGTGTCCCAGCTCTCAGGGAGGTAGAGGTGCTCGGATAAGACAGGCTCTAAAGCTTGTTTTATCTGTAATTCCGACTGAGACAAAGATGATAGAGCTGCCATGTGGCCTATCAACCCAAGAAATCACGGGTCTACCCCGTTGGAGAACTTGGTTTAGAACCTATCCCATAACATTCCGTCAAGTTGACGAAGATGTGGGATTTGGTGATCCAGTATTACCAGAACACGGTTTTAAATTTGTCTTAAACGATAGAAGGTGGGGCTTCGATGAAGCTCTTGGCCACCAGATGCTTGCAGTTGCCTTACTAGAGGCAGCTGAGCATGGTGTTTTCCGCAAAGAAAAGGGTTTTCCAATTAACTTGGATTGCCCGCCTATACCTTCTAGGATTTCTACCATCCAGGAACCTGGTGGTAAAAGTCGGATTATAACCACCACTGTGTGGTGGAATATAATATTACAACAGTCTTTAGGACATTTCCTAAGGCGGTTGCTGGAGAAGCATCCTTCCGCTGTGGATGGACTAAAAAGGGCTGACCAAGCCTGGCTCCTCTTGAATTCACTGTCGCAGGTAAGAGATTTACCTGAGGATTACCAAATCCTTTCTTCAGATTTATCTGAAGCGACAGACGCAATACCTACTCCATTGCCAATTGCAGCAATGGTCTTCGGATTCCTAAAAGGAGTTGGCGTTAAACCAACTCCCTTGATGGAGGCTGCCATTGTGGTAGCTGTATCCGATCGTGAGGTTCGTATACACAGGGGATCCAATCCTCTGCCATACTATACGTTCATCAAGAAGAGAGG